ATGGCTTTTATTTGGCTGTCGGCTGGGGTTCTTCGATATCACAGACCGCATCGACGAGTTTTAAGCGTGTTTTTTGCGACGAAATTAACAAGCCCGGGTACACTATGATGAAGGACGAAGGCGACACGCTTGACAGAATTGAAGAGCGATTGGAAACTTTCGGCGACAGCAAGTTCGTACTGCTCTCTACGCCGACTCTTGACGACGGGCAGATCACAAAGCGGCTTAATTCTGCCGACGTGATTTTTGACTTTTGCGTCCCCTGCCCGTTTTGCGGTACATTTCAGCCGATGACGTTCACAAACATTGTTTGGAAGGGCGGAAACACCGCATCAAAAGAAGATGTAGAAGATTCGGTAAGGTTCAAGTGCACGTCGTGCAACGGTTTGATGACAGAATTACAACGACAAGAGGCTGTTGGCTTAGGCGAGCTGTTGCCGCGTACAGACAAGCAGCGCTACAGCGTCGTCGGTGTACAACTTCACCGCCTGAATTCACTCTTCAAGGGCGGAAATATGGCTACTATTGTTAGCCGATTTTTAGAAGCAAGAAACGATTTAGAAAAATTGCAAAACATCGTTAACAGCACTTTCGGCGAACCGTGGGTGCCCCGAATATCATCGGGGCAAGACGATGTACAAGGCAAAGTTGCTAGGTGTCGTTCACCGCACAGGAAAGGCGAGCTCCCCCCCGATGTAGTCGCTATTGTTGCCGGTGTTGACGTACAGATGTCGGGGTTCTGGTACAGAGTGCGGGCGATAACTTCGGACAATTCAAGCTATGCTATTGATGGTGGCTATCTACAGACGATAGAAGAAGTTGACGAAATTATCTTAAATAAGCTGTACGACGGTAGAAAGGTGTGGCGTTGTTTGATTGATATCGGCGGTACAAAATCGCAGGAATCGGCAATCAGTAAGACGGAAGAGACGTACAACTGGATTAGAAGTACACACGGAAGTGGAGTGCAAGTGTTCGGTTCAAAGGGCTCTTCCCATTCGATGTCAACAAAGATTAAAATCGGTTCGCCGATAGAGCGTACACCGAGCGGGAAACCTATACCAGGCGGCTTGCGAATCATTCAACTTAATACGGATCTGCTGAAAGATACGCTATTCTACAAGATAGAGCGTACAGCAGAGAGCCCGGAGCAGCCGGGCGGCTGGTGGTTGTACGACGATGTGCCCGATTGGGAAATTGAACAAATCACTGCAGAAGAAAAGCGCAGGGAAAGAGGCGGCGGTACAAAGTGGCACGTTGTACGACGCGATAACCACTTGCTCGACTGTGAAGTAATGTGTTTGGCGGCCGCTGATAACGAATTCTGGGGTGGCGTAGCGCTTGAACGCAAACGACAGATCAAGTCGCAAGTTATTAAACCGAGGGCCTCAAGACCTCGCCAAGAACAGCGCCCGAATCCATATTTGGAATATTAAAAATGGCAAATAAAGGGCTTTTTATTGTACGTAAAATATTATCTTTGCTCGACAAAACAGTACATTATGTTCACGGTGCGACTGCTTGCCCTGTTTGTACGTACATTGGCGGAGTCGGTGACGTAAAAGTAACTTCAACATCTGGTGATGTCCGATATTGCCGGTGCAACCTTTGCGGAGCAACTTTTAAAGCAGTTTGTTGCGATAATAAAAAAACTGTAAAAACACCAAAAAGTTTTGACAAAACTGAAAAACGTGTTATAAAAAAGAAAAGGACTAAAAAAAATGGCAAATCTCACACAACTTAACGCCGACTTAGCTATGTACCGTGCCGCTAGAGACGCGATATTAACGGGTGCACAATCGTACAGCGTTGCGGGCAGGAGCCTTACACGTGCTAATCTCGACGATATAGAAACTCAAATAGCTAGAATTGAAGCAAGAATCGCTAGGTGTACGAGTACATCGGGCGGTCTTGTTAAATCGCCGCTGTTAGGGGGCTAAAGGCTATGTACGACAAAATCGCATCGATAATTACAAAGACGATAGCGCTTGTTAGCCCCTCAACAGCTCGCGAATATGCCAAAAATCATCAAATATTGCGTGCATATGAGGCCGCCAAAATAAACGGCATTAACAGAAAATTCAGTGCACGTCAAACATCAGGCGCACAAGAAATTCAGGAGAGTTGGCAGACCGTAACGGACAGAGTCAGACAGCTTGTTAGAGACAATTCGCACGTTGCGGGGATGGTACGCCGCTTCACCGCCGGACTTATCGGCGAAGGCAGTTGGCCGCGACCGAAGGTGTTGAAGAATAAAAATTCAGGCAATTTTGATTTTAACGTAAAAATCAATAATGAGATTCTCAAACGTTGGGAGCCGTGGGCATTATCAGCTTGTGCCAATGGCGACAGCGTGTACCAGCTCCAGCGACTTTGTGCGTCAACATTCTTTATCGATGGTGGAATTTTGGTACGCAGAATCATCAAAAAAGGCAAGCTTTTACTTGAGCCGATTGAAATTGATAGACTTGACACGAACAAAGATTCTGACGCGATGAACGTTAGAATTGTCGGCGGGAAAGAGCTCGACGAGTACAACAAGCCGGTAGCATATTGGATTAAAAGCCGTTTTCCGTCTGAAAAAGACGTACAGAGCGTCAGAGTACCGGCATCAGAAATAATAGACTTGTACGATCGCGACAGGGCGTCAAGCGTAGGCGGAATCAGTAGACTTGTTTCGTGTGTACTTAACTTTCATAATATCGGCAAGTTTCGTGCAGATACGATGAGCTTAGCAAGAACGGCTTTGGGCTTTGGTATCTTTGTCGAAACGGAATTCCCCGACGACTTTTTTGGTGCAACGGCAGAGGGCACGGACGAACAGGGACGAGAATACGATTACGTCACGCCCGGCGGGGTACACTATATGCGACCTGGTGAGAAGATAACATCAGTTAAGCCCGAATCGCCTACGGCCCAGTACGAACCCTTCTTGAGAGCAGAGCTTAGAAGTGCCAGCGTTGGCGCAGGTATGAGCTACGAAGCAGTATCAAACGATGGATCTCAAACTAACTTTAGCGGTACAAGGCAGATGTTACTTTTTGAGCGGGCAATGATGCGCTATACTTTCGCCATTTTTGAAGAAAAATTGTACTCGCAGATATACCGTTGGTTTATCGAATTTGAACAAAGTTTTGGGAAACCCCCGCTTATAATGCCTGGGTACGATGAGAACCCGCACCATTTCTTAAGATGCAGTTGGAGCCGTCCGAAGACCGAGTGGGTGGACCCGCTTAAGGACGCCAAAGCGGCTAAAGAAGAAATTGAAATGGGCGTTAATACGCTTACTGAATTCTGCGAAACACAAGGTAGAGATATCGAAGAAGTCGTACAGACTCGAAAGTACGAAAATGAGCTATTTGCGGCGGCGGGATTGAAACCTGAATTAACTAAAAACGGAGAAGAATAAGATGGCAGATTCTAAGAATTTTGTTACACGTGCACAGATTTTGTACACCCCGCAAAGCTTTAGAGAGGCTGACGATAGTGTAGAATTTACGCTGTCAACCGAACAACCGGCTTTGATATTTGACTTCGCCCGCTTTGAATTAGTCAATGAAATTATTGTATCGGACGGCGTTATTATCCCCGACAATAAACAGATACCGCTCATTGACAGTCACGACAGAGGTACAGTTAAAAACATTTTAGGCTCTGTACGCGACTTTAAAATTGAAGATGGCAAAGTTATTGGTCGCTTGTACTTTTCTAAGTCGAAAGACGCACAAGAGGCACTTTTAAAAGTCCGTGAGGGGCATTTAGACAGCGGTTCAGTTGGGTACAGACAAGAAGAAACCGTGTACATACCGGAGGGCGAAAGCTTAGTTAAAAACGGCAAAGAGTACAATGGAGAATTATACTTAACGACAAAATGGGCATTACAAGAATTCTCGCTTGTGGCCATAGGCGCCGATTCCGGTGCGAAAGCAAGAAATGAAAACGTACAAGTTAGTGAAAGCGCGGCGCGTGATGCCGCAGAAAAAATAACGGAGGAAAAATCAATGCCAGCAGAAATCAAAGAACGCGCCGAAGGTACGGTAACAACCGAAAACCAGGCAAAAGACGGTATCAAAGAGGTCACTATCAGAAGCGCAAGAATATCAGAGCTTTGTGCAAAGCACGGTTGTGCAGACAAGGCAGCTGAATATATTCGCTCCGGTGCTAGTGTAGAACAGGTACAAGACGCTATTCTTGACACAATTCAAGCTAGGACAGTACCCTTGTCAACTGCTTCACGTATCGAAGTCGGTACAGAAGACGTCGAGAAAAAAAGAGCTGCAGCAGTCGACGGAATATTGATTAGAAGCGGTATTAAACTCTCAAAATCCGCAGATGGCGCTAAGGACTATTCAGCTTTGAGCTTTGAGAATATCGCGAGAAACTGCTTGCGAGCTTCAAATGTCGACACATCTTACATGGGTCGCGAAGAAATTATAAAGCGTGCCCTTTCTACATCAGACTTTCCCAACATTTTAGCTAATGTTGCCAGCAAATCGGTAATGCAGGGGTACCAAGCCGGGCAGCAAACTTACCGGATCTGGGCCAAAACTGGAATGTTGGCCGACTTCAAAACAGCGTCACGAGCAGCTTTGGGCGACGCACCTGAAATGTTGCTTAACGAATCAGGCGAAGAGGTACAACAGGGCGTCATCGGCGACCGTGGCGAATCAATCACGCTTAAAACC